TTGTCACGGAGTAGGTAAACACCCGCCCATTGCCGACTCCGGTTACCTTGATCGTCGAGGTGAACGTGTTCTGAGCGGCGATCGCGCTGGACACTGACTGGCCCTGAGACCCGATTCGGAACAAGGCGCCGACGTGCCCGCTCTGGAATAAATTGTCGCTTGCGGTCAGGGTCACGTCCCCGGTCAGGGCACTGGGGGTGATGGTGGTGGTCGAGGTGTTGATCGTCAGGAACGGACCATCCTCGGGCTCATATTTCACGACCGAGAACGACAGCGAGTCCCAGCGCTGGATTTTGTACTGCTGGTAGCCGATGGAATCGGAAGCCTTCGCACTAGCGAGGTAAACCACATCGGCCGACTGGGCGAAGCGCAGGAAATCGAGGTCGGCCTGCGCCCATGGTGCGGCGACCGTCATGGTGCCGGCGGACTCGATCGTGCAACTGTTGACCAAAACCTTCCTGACCAGCTTGTTCTGCAGGCGGACGTAGACTCTCGCGACGTTCGGAGTAAATGCGAGGGAGTGAGCCCCGGTCCCCAGCACCCTTTCGCTGATAACCTCTGCCCCACCGCTCGTACTGCCCACTCTGAGGACGACAGGGCCTCTCTCGACGACGATCGACAGTGCATGCACGGTAGAGGGTTCGTTGACCGAGAAAGCCTGCTCACGAGCCGCGTAGTTCGTCCCGTCGCCCAGTAGCTCCATGTACCCGCCGGTCAGCCACTGTGAAACTGCAGTGCCACCATCCTTGTCGTCCCAGCCCGTCAGGTCGGTGTCGAAGGTGCCGTTGCTCAGGCTTGCCGTCACGGTGGGGCGGGTGATCAGTGCATCGCTCACCCAGACCCGCAACAGGGAGTTGGATACCTCCAGCAATGCGGTGTCGGTAGTCGAAAAAACGAACGGGATCAGGCGAGCCTTGTTGTCCGACGCGGTGTTGCCGAGATACTTGGTGCCCGGCCGAAACATCATCGAGCCGAGCTTTCGCGGCATGAAGTTGGTGTAGGTTTCGGCGGACAGGTTGACTCGTTCGATGTCGAGCCGGGCCAGTGCCAGATCGGAGATCAGTCCCCGATTGAAAGCGAGGTACTGCTTTTCGGATTTTGCCATGGCATCACCCGATCAGTGAACTGCGGTTACCGCGATCCCCGCGCCAGCCCGTGCCCCGGCTGCTTGACCAATTGCCCGGCGCCGGCTGACGCTGGGGCTGGTTCCACGCATCGCGGCTTTTGGCTGTGCCCTCGCGCGTCTTCAGGACACCGGCCACCTCGGCCGATATCTGGTCGCTGCCGGTCAGTTCGCCGACGATCTTGTCTGCCATGTGGGCAGAAACGAAATCAGCAAACGACTGGGGCCATTCGCCGAGGTTGAGCCCGTAGTCGGTGTGGTTGGAGACGTAGCGGACGTAGATCTTCTGCACGTCCGCGTACCAGTAACCGGCCTCGTGGTCGTACTCGATCAGCGGCGACTTGAAATACTCGTCGCTGCACATCGCGACAGTCTTCACCCAGTCGGTCGGCTTGACGAACTGGTAGGTATAGCCGAATTTCTTGGTGAAGCTCTCGTCGTAATCGATGCGCTGAGTGCGGATGGCGAATTTCCAGAGAGCGGCTTCGAGGCAGTACTCGACGGCTCCGTCGTAGACCTGATCGCACAGTCGCCGGCTCTTGGCGTCGTCGGTGAGCGCTGACAGTTTTCGCTGTTTACAGTCCAGCAGTGCTTGGTTGTAAACGGCGATCTTTGTCGTCATGCCGGCACGCTAACCGATTTAGCGGCGATCCATTGCTGGCACTCTGCCTTGCTCGGCATCTCGCTCTTGACGATCTCGTCATCGATCACGCGGATCACGCAGTGCCGTTTCACCGGACCCTTCCATGCGTACTTGTACTCCTCTTCGGCCGCTGGCGTTTCTTGCGTCACGCTCTCGATGTCGACGTAGAAGAGTTCGACCAGAGTCGCGTGTATGCGCGAGCAGTCGATGACCAGATATTCACCGTAGAACGACCCGTCCTCGGCGATGACGTGAATCTTGCTGTAAATATCAAGCTGAATGGCGACCACGTCCCAGTAGGACGGGCGCATGTAGTGTTCCTTCGTTTGGCCCACCGGGATAGTCGCGGTGAACTGACGCTGCGCGGAGGCTAGCGTTTTTAGATATTTCCACGGCAGTTTCGAGTTCTCGATCTTCCGATCCGCCTTGTATGGTGTCGCTTCAGTCGTCATAACTCATCTCCTCAGTTGGTAAAAATCCCCGCCCGAAGGCGGGGATAGTAACGCCCTTGGCGCCGGTTACGTTGAGGTCAGCGCGCAGGCAGTCGTCAGCGACGCGGCATTGGTGCTATCGAACTCGATAACGCCAATGGCAAACGCCGTGGTGGTCGAGCCACCGGTCGATGCCTGTACAGCCAGCAAAATGTCCCCGTTCCGCATACCGAGCTTCGCTGCGTCCGAGATAAAACTCGAAGCCGCGAGGTCAGTCGTCAGGTGCGAACTGTTGTAGAACCACAGTTGGCAGCCTTCGTCGACCGAAGTCGATTCCCGCAGATTCCGAGCGGTCAGACCGCCCATCGAAATCCGCTTCGGCGGGTTGGCGACGGTAGATGCTGCAGTAGATCCTGAATAAGCCATTATTACTGCACCTCCCTTACGCGTAGTTGGCGCCGTTATGAGTGATGTTGATCACTCCGGCGTTTTGCATCAGAACACTCCCCATATCGATGGAACACCGACTGTAGCTGTAGGCTTGCTCTTCGTTATACCCCACGGGGCACTCCAAACCGGCGGTGTTCACCGCGTGCCCGATCGAGTTCTTGTGGTACAGGAAGCTCTTCTCGGACGAAGTGGCGTTGCCGGGCAGGTTCGGATGTGAAATGACGAGCAGGTTATCCCACCGGTACGCGACAGGCATATCACGCCAGTTGGCGTCTTCGCCTTGCCACGGTCGGGTGTTGACGTAATCGGCAGACGCCCATTCCGGGTTTTGCTTGAGATACGCCAAAAACGAAGGCTGGCACAGCAGGGTCAGGTTACTGTCCCACGGTACGGCCGCGTTCTGGAGTTTCACGGTAGCATGCTGGACAAGATCCAGACTCGGAATGGTCGTAGCGGAGCCGAGCGTCACCGTCCCGGTGTTCAGGGTGGTGATAATGTCGTCGTCGATTTTACGGTTGACTACTGCCATGGTGGTCATCTGCATGATTGCATTCTGATCACCCTGACTCGCAAAAATATTGAATTTCGTTTTGCGAACCAGATCGTGCCACTCTTGCAGGGTAGCCGTGTTCTGGGTTTGGTTGTCAGCGCGCGCCGGAATCAGGCCATCCTGACCCCGGGTTACCGCTTCAGCATCGCCGGAATCAGCGACCAGAAAAATGGCCTTGTTCCCCTTGATAACTGCTTCGGTGGTTACAGTGTCACGCAACAGGCTCTGTCGCTGCTCGAAGCCGGCGATGAACTCGTCGCGGTACTGTGTTTGATAAACGGTATCGACAGGCATTGTTCTTTCCTATCTTGAAATTACTGATACCTACACTTCAGGGTGTCCATCGAGGTTGCGGTCAGGGTGTCCTGCACGGGGCTGACCATCCACCTGTCTGGCGCTGTTGCTTCGGTTCGCTTGTTGGGCGCGTTCGAAAACGGGTGTCCCTGCGGGCTTTATAGGACTGCGCTGCCGAGGTGTCTATCTAAAACCTGACACGCCCAAAAAAAAGACCCCGCAGGGTAGGGGCGGGGTCTAAAGCTCACATGGCAATGAATGGGATGGAAACGGCCCTACTTGGGCACCTCTGGGAGTTTACCTTGCCGGTCCAGTTCTGACAACAAGTCCCGATACCGGGCGCGTTTCTGCGGGGTGTACTCCTTGGTGTTCATGATCGCTTTGATCTCGTCGATCTCGTCCATGATCGAACTCATTACATCGCCACCCCCGGACGGCACTACCAGTGTCGGGTTGATCGCGTCGGCGGCGAGCAGCAAAAACTGCTGGAAGGCCGGCGAGTTTTCGAGCTTGGTGCCGTCCGGTAACCGCGCTTCGAGCAGTGCGTCACCACCGTCCGGCACCATGTCCAGCACACTTCGGACCTTGTTTTGATTGCGCCTGTACTCGTCACCCCACTCGGCGCGCAGGAAGTCTTCGATCGCCTCGGACTCCGCCTCGTCAGCAACTGCGATCGCCTCCTCCCCTCGCTTCGAGTTCTCGTAGAAATAGTCGATCACGGTGTTCGCAATGTCCGGCGGCAGGTTCTTGCTGTGCGCATACTCGATGAACGGCTTGATTTCAGCCATCTCTTCCTCGGCAACCTCTCTGGCCAGTTGGTACTGGTCCGGCGATGCGGGGATTCCCTGCATGCGGCGCCATTCTGACTGCTCTTCCTCGCTGCCGTCCTCGGGGAACGGGGTCGCCTGCCGGTATTCACCCGACGTGATTTTCTGCTCCAGCGCTCGGGCCTTGTTCCAGATCGCGACGGGATCTTCATATCGCTCAAGCTGTTTCAGCGCTTTCTCGTCGTCGCCGGCTAACTGGGTCCGCCAGTCCTCGGGCCATTCGAAGCCGGTGTCGGTATCGGTATCGGATGGCGCACCACCGCCCGGGTCGCCGTCGTCCGGGTTTGCGTGCCGGTAGGGTGCTGAATGCAGGGTTGGGAATTTCATGGCTTGCTCCTCTGTTGAAAGTTCTTGATTCGCTCATCGGCAGACGCCAGCAGGGTGGGGCTGACTTGCAACGCCTTGATGATCTGGTTCCCGCAGAAACGCCTCCCTTCCATGAAAATGGTGTCGTTGGGGTTGCCCATGTAGGACTGCTCGTAGGTCGCGCAGACCTTCGTGATCACCCAGTCGAGAAACGCCTTCTGCAAGTGGTCGGGGCACTCCCCGGTCTGCAGCATCTGTGCGGCACTGCAGATCTCGGGGGTTAGCTCTACCGGGCGATAGGGGATATTGTGCTTCATTCCGGCTACAGCCGCTCCATCGCCTGCGATGCCTGCGCCGTTTTGGCGGCGATGTCGGCCCCGATCTGCTCCTGCTCCAGTTGCGCCATTTGCGACTGGTTCTGCAGATCGTCGGCCACCAGATCCTCGACGTCGTCTTTCGAGCGCATCCACGTCGCCGGAATTCCGATGCCGATCAGGGCTTCACGCAATGCCGCCTGCGCGTCGATCATGTGCCTCGGGGTGTTCGGGTCCAGATCGAGTGCTTCGGCCACCAACACCTTGGCCTCTTGAAACTTCTGCCCCTTCTGCTCTTCGATGGCATCGTGCAGGGGGCTTTCGAATTCAAACTCCACGCCGCCGGCGGCTTTGATCGAGCGCGGCACATTATCAGGCGCCCCGAAAACCCCGGCCCGGAACAGGCGCTCGAAGGTGATCTCGCACAGTTTGCCGTTATATGAATGCTCCATCGGCTCGAACAGCGGCAGTGCGCCACGGATGTACTCCTGTACCCTCTGACCGACCTCGTAGGCCGTCATTTCAGGTGCGCGTTGGGGTAGGGTCAGCTTGTTGAGATAAAAGGCCTGAGCGATCAATTCGCGGCTTTCCTGAGCCTGCTCGGCACCGAACGGTAAACCGCGAAGATCGGTCTGCAGGGTTCTCAGTGAAGCGCCCAGTTTCTCGTCGTACTCCTGATCCACCCAAGTGATCCCCCCGGCGTATAGCGCCACGTCAGACCGCACCACGTCCTCGGTCGCGATGATCGGCGGGTTGGTGGCTTTCTCGCCAGCCTCCAGCAAGGTGAACGCCATCGCTTGCAGCATGCGAGCCTCGGGCAGGGCGGTGATGGTGGCCGGGCTGAAAGCATACTGGCTCCCTGACACCGTCTGCCAGCGGGGAATGATGTAGTCCATCATCCACACCGCTGCCTGCTGCATGATTTCCTTGTGCGTGCAGTCATAGAAAATCGACCAATAGGGCCGGCCCTTCGCGTCCTCGCTGTACAAATCGGCAGCGACCATGATGTGATAGCACCGCACCCGCTCGAACGGTCTCTTCTCCAGCATCCGGCGGACCTTGCTCGACACCCGGTCACCGAAGGTTATGTAGAGGTCTCTCGCGGTCGGGCGCCACTTCCGGCACACCAGCACGTCCTCGCCTTCCTCGCCCTCGATCCAGACCACGTCACGGATGTGCCACGACCGGTACAGCAGGTTGTCGGCTGCCCGGTTGAGAGTGCAGGAAATGATCGGGCTGCCGAACGTAGCGAAATCGTGATCGGCTTCTTTCGTCGCTCTCGAAAAGTTCGCCGGGCCAGCGTACATCGCTTTGTGCATGACTTGGTTTTGCTGTTCCAGCCAGCGGAGCCCCTCGTTGTCGACCTGCTGGCCCCCCTTGGGGACCATGCGCTTCCACATCTTGTTGGTCGGCCTGAGCATCTGCCCGATCTGGTCGCCTAGCTCCCTGCGCACAAGGATCGGGTAGCTCGTCATCGTGTTTGAGGCGAACTCCCGGCCGTGGCTCTTGCGCACCGTGATCTCGGCGCGTTCGGGGTAGAAATGCTCGGCGATCTCCTGACACAGCGACATGTACGTCA